GGGTGGTGGTTGATCCGCAGGAGCTGGACCGGCAGGTAGCTGCGGCGAAGAGCCCCGACCGTGGCGGTCGTGGTGGTGCGCCGGCCATCGACCAGGCGCTTGTGCAGCAGCAAAACCAGGCCGCGGCAATCCCGTCCTTTGCGCAGTCGCGGGCAATTCGCGAGGCCTATGCGGCGCGGCTGACGCGGCTGGAGTTTGACCAGCGCAGCGCCAAGCTTGTTGATAAGAACGAGCTGAAGATGAAGCTTGCCAAGCTGCACATGGCGGTGCGCGACAGCCTGCGCACTATCCCTGATCGTGTGGCGCCTATTGTTGCAGCCGAGACTGACCAGGCCAAGATTCACGCGATGTTGTTGAAGGAGATCGGGCAAGCACTGGAGGGATTGAGTGGCGCGATCAGCGATTGATGATCTGCTGGAGGTATGCCGGGAGGCGCTGCGGTTTGAGGCAGACCTGACGGTGAGCGAATGGGCGGATCGGCATCGGATGCTATCTGGTAAAGCCAGCGCAGAACCCGGGCCGTGGCGGACGGATCGCACGCCTTACCTAAAGGAGGTGATGGATTGCTTGAGCACAACCAGCACGGTGCAGCGTGTGGTGCTGATGGCTGGCGCGCAGCTGGGCAAGACCGAGGGCGGCGCCAACTGGCTGGGCTATGTGATTGACCATGCACCGGGGCCGATGCTGATGGTGCAGCCGACCGTGGACATGGCGAAGCGGCTTAGCAAGCAGCGGCTTGAGAGTTTGATCAATGACACGCCGGTGCTGTCAGAAAAGATTGCGCCGGCCCGCAGTAGGGACTCGGGCAACACGATGTTCATGAAGGAGTTCCCCGGCGGGATGATGATCCTGACAGGTGCCAATTCTGCAACTGGCCTACGCTCAACACCGTGCCGGTACATCTTCCTCGACGAGGTTGACGCCTTCCCGAGTGACGTTGACGGCGAGGGCGACCCGGTAACGCTGGCCGAGCGGCGGAGCACGACGTTTAGCCGGCGCAAGATCTTCATGACCAGCACCCCAACGGTGAAGGACTTCAGCCGGATCGAGTCGGAGTATTTGCTGAGCGACCAGCGGCGGTTCTATGTGCCGTGCCCAAGCTGCAACCACATGCAGTGGCTGCAATGGAAGCAGCTGAAATATGACAACAATGACCCGAGCACCGCGCAATATGAATGCGAGCGTTGTTGCGAACGGTTCTCAGAAAACCACAAGACGCGGATGCTGACCGCAGGCGAGTGGCGTGCGACGGCGCCAGGCGATGGCAAGACCGCTGGCTTTCACATCAGCAGCCTCTATAGCCCGCTGGGTTGGAAGAGTTGGGTAGAGGTAGTTGAGGACTTCCTGCGCGCGAAGGGCGATGCACCGCGGCTGAAGACCTGGGTTAACACCGTGCTAGGCGAGACGTGGGAAGAGGACTACACCAGCAAGGTAAGCGCCGACGGTCTGCTGGAGCGGTGTGAGCATTACCAGGCGGCGATGGTGCCTGAGGGTGGGCTGGCGTTGACTGTGGGCGTTGACGTGCAGGACAACCGGCTAGCAATCAGCGTGTGGGCATGGGGCCGGGAGGAGGAGGGCTGGCTGCTGGATCATCAGGAGATCTACGGCGACCCCTCGCGGCAGGAGCTATGGAAGCAGCTGGACGAGGTGGTGCTACGCGAATGGCCACATGCGGTGGGCCGGCCTATGCGGCCTGATGTGGTGGCGATCGACAGCGGCGGGCACTTCACGGCGGAGGTGTACCAGTACGCCCGGGAACGCGGCCGGCAGGGTGTGGTGGCGATCAAGGGGCAGAGCCAACGTGGCAAGCCACCGATCGGGAAGGGCAGCAAGGTGGATGTGAACTACCAGGGGCGGACGTTGAAGCGCGGCGCGCTGGTCTATCCGGTGGGTGGTGACACGGTGAAGACAACGCTGTTCGGGCGGCTGAAGCACAACGAGCAGGGCGCTGGGTTCCTGCACTTCCACATGGGCACCACGGGCGAATACTTCGAGCAGCTGACGGCTGAGAAGCAGGTGCTGCGGTACAACCGCGGCGGATTCCCGACGAGGGAATGGGTGAAGAAACCATCAGCGAGGAACGAGGCGCTGGACTGTTTGGTGTATGCCTATGCGGGATTGAACCTGATGTATCAGCGCTTTGACCGGCGGACGATCTGGGATCAGCTGGAGAAAAGGCTAGAGAAGAAGCCGGCGTTGCTAGGATCGAAACAACAGCCTCCATCAGGGGCTGCTAGTGGCTTCGTGAGCAACTGGTAACCGTGAACCTCCCCGCGCAAATCCGAGCCGGTGACACGATCAAGTGGCGGGACGATGCTGGCGTGGACAATCTTGGGATTGCGATCAGCAGTTCTGACTACGTGCTGACGTATTTTTTGCGGACGAACACGGCAAGCGAAGGCGCGACGGTGGTTGGCACTGCCTACGGGACTGGGTGGGAGTTCACGATCGCCGCGGGTACGAGCACGGCCTTTGATGCAGGGCAGTGGTTCTGGCAGGCGGTTGCGACGAAGACTGGCAGCACGGTGACCCTGGGTGCTGGGCAGCTGCAGGTGCTAGCGGCGCTGACCTACACGGGCACACCTGGAGCGGTTGATGGCCGGTCACAGGTACAGCAGGACCTCGCAGCGGTGCAGGCAGCAATCCGTGCGATGGTCAGCGGCGGCGCAGTGGCTGAGTACACGATTGGCACCAGGCGGCTGAAGAAGATGGAGCTTACAGATCTGCTGCAGCTCGAGGGCAAGCTGAAGGCTGAGGTGAAGAGGGAACAGGCGGCGGCATTGATGGCCAATGGCCTGGGCAATCCGTTCAATCTGTTCGTGAGGTTCTGATGGGATTGCGCACGCGACTATTCCGGGCGATGGGTTTTCAACCGGTGAAGCCCCAGCGGCGTGCTTACCAGGGCGCACGGATGAGCCGGCTGACGGCTGACTGGGTAACGAGCGGCACCAGCGCCGACAGCGAGATCAAGTCAAGCTTCAAGGCACTGCGCAACCGTGCGCGGCAGCTAGTGCGGGACAACGACTATGCGAAGCAGGCGGTACGCGCGATCCAGAACAACGTGATCGGGCATGGCATCCGGCATCAGGGGCAGATCAAGATGCTGCGCGGTGGCCGGCTCGATGAGGCGATCAACGGGCAGGTGCATGAGCAATGGGAGCGGTGGATGCACAAGAGCCGCTGTGATGTGAGCGGACTTCTGGGCTTCCATGACATCGAGCGGCTGCTGGCTCGAAGCATGGCCGAATCGGGTGAGGTGTTTGTGCGGATGATTCGCCAGCCATTTGGCGGCAGCCGGGTGCCGTTTGCGCTGCAGGTGCTTGAGGCCGACTACCTGATTGATGACGACGTGCCACAGGCAGCGTCCGGCAACACGGTACGGATGGGCATCGAGGTTGATAGCTACCTGCGGCCGCAGGCGTATCACTTCTACGCCAACCACCCGGGCGATGCCTATGCGGGCAATCCTCGGTCAAGTGGCAAGAGGCTCCGGGTGCCTGCTGATGAGGTGATCCATCTGTTCCTGCCAGAGCGGCCGGGCCAGACGAGGGGCGTGACCTGGTTTGCTACGGCACTGATGCGGCTTCACATGCTGCAGGGTTACGAGGAGGCCGAGCTTGTGCGTGCACGGGCCAGCAGCGCACTGATGGGGTTCATCACCAGCCCCGAGGGCGAGCTGATGGGTGATGCGGTTTATGAAGGCGAGCGGGTGAGTGAGTTTCAGCCTGGTGTGTTCAAGTACCTGCAGCCTGGCGAATCTGTAAGCGTGCCGGATCTCAACTCACCTGATGGGCAGCTGGAGCCGTTCACGCGGTCAATGCTGCGGGCCGTGGCGGCTGGCATTGGCGTGAGCTTCGAGAGCATCAGCAAGGACTACAGCCAGAGCAATTACAGCAGCAGCAGGCTGAGCCTGCTCGAGGAGCGCGACGCCTATCGGGTGCTGCAGCGGTACATGATTGAGAACTTCCACCAGCCGGTCTTTGAGGCATGGCTTGAGATGGCGGTGCTCGGCGGTGCGCTGAATCTGCCTAGCTACGAGACCAACCCCGACCGCTACCGGGCCAGCAAGTGGGTGCCAAGGAGCTGGGAGTGGGTGGATCCGCAGCGTGAGGTGGATGCTTACAAGACGGCCGTTAGGTGCGGGTTCAAGACGCTGGCGCAGGTGATCAGCGAGCAGGGCGGTGATCTGGATGACGTGCTGCTCCAGCGTCAGGCAGAACTGGCCAGGCTTGATGAGCTTGAGATTGTGCTGGATACTGACCCGAGCGAGGTGAACGGTAGCGGCGCGTCACAGGCATTTATGCAGATGGGTGGCCAGCCTGCCTTTGAAGATACGGAACCGCCAGCGGGGGAAGAAGAGTATGAGGAGCTGTCGGTGCTTGAGGATCCAGTCGAGGAGGAGGAAGACTGATGGCCAACGTCAACGGCACCGAGATCGACTTGATGCCTACCGATGGGATGCGCACGGAGGCGGAGCGCTACCGCGGGTGGAAGGCTGACGGCAAGCCAGGCGGCACCGATGTAGCAGCAGGCAGGGCCAGCCAGATCCTGTCGGGTGATGAGCTAAGCCCTGCCACCGTGATCGCGATGGCGGCATGGTTCGCGCGGCATGAGGTGGACAAGCAGGGCGAAGGGTTCAGCCCTGATGAAGACGGCTACCCATCACCAGGCCGTGTGGCATGGGCGGCATGGGGCGGCGATGCTGGCCAGGTATGGTCTGACGCTAAAGCCGATAGAATCAAGGCATTGCAAGAAGATCGCGCGATGGCTGCTGACCGGGCTCAACCTAATGAATTGAACGATAGCGATACAGCGCGATCGCTGGAAGGTCGCTACAAGCGCAGCGAGCTGACCACTTTCGACGAGGTGGAGGATCGCACCTATGACTTCCCGTTCAGCTCTGAGTTCCCCGTTGCCCGGTACTTCGGCAACGAGATCCTCAGCCATGAAACCGAAGCAGCTGATCTTTCCCGGCTGAATGATGGTGCGCCTCTGCTGTTCAACCACAACCCAGAGCGTGTGATCGGAGTGGTTGAGCGTGCCTACATCGACGGCAACAAGCGTCGCGGCTATGCCCGCGTGCGCTTCAGCCGCAATGCTTTCGCCCAAGAAATCTTGGGCGATGTGAAGGATGGCGTTCTTCGAAACGTCTCCTTCGGCTACTCCATCGACAAGATGGAAGAGCGAGGCAGCGGCGACTATGTTGCTACTGCCTGGTCACCTTATGAGATCTCAGTGGTCTCAATACCTGCTGACAATACCGTGGGCATTGGCCGATCGCTGGTGTCCACACCAGACGCTGCTTCGGCAGCACCATCCCCTGATCCAATTCCACCAATGGAAAACACCGCCCCCGATCTGGCTGTGGTGCGGGCCGAAGCCGTTGAGGCTGAGCGTACCCGCATCTCAAGCATCAGTGCACTCTGCACCAAGCACCGCATGGCCGATCTCGGTCAACAGCTTGTGGAGTCTGGTCGTTCAATCGACGAGGCCCGGGCTGCTGTGCTCGACAAACTCAACGTACCCCAGGAGACCGTCAACATGAGCGCCGCGGAAATCGGCCTTAGCGCACAGGAGAGCCGCCGGTTTTCCTTCTTGCGTGCCATCAACTATCTCGCCAACCCTACCGATCGCGCTGCTCGCGAGGCCGCTGCCTTCGAGATCGAGGCATCTGATGCTGCAGCTGTCAAGCTCGGCCGTCAAAGCCGTGGCATCACCATCCCTCAGGATGTGCTGCGCCGTGACCTGAACGTCGGCACCGCCAGCGCCGGTGGCAACCTGGTTGCTACTGATCTGGATGCTGGCAGCTTCATCGATTTGCTGCGCAATGCGTCGGCACTGGATCAAGCTGGCGCCACCGTGCTAACCGGCCTGACCGGCAACGTCGCTATCCCCCGTCAATCCGGCGCTGGCACCGCCTACTGGGTGGCTGAATCTGGTGCTCCTAGCGAGAGCCAGCAGACGATTGATCAGGTGAGCTTGACCCCCAAGACGGTTGCTGCTTTCACTGACTACAGCCGCCGCCTGATGCTCCAGTCGAGCATCGACGTGGAAAACATGATCCGCACCGACCTGGCTACCGTTCTTGCTCTCAAGATTGACCTGTCTGGCCTTTACGGCACCGGCAGCAACAGTGAGCCCCTTGGCCTCAAGCTGACCACTGGCGTCGGCACCGAGGACTTCGCTGCTGATGCTCCTACCTTCGCCGAGGTAGTGGCGCTTGAGAGCGATGTGGCAACCGCCAACGCACTGATGGGCAGCCCTGTCTATCTGATGAACGCTGCCATGCGCGGCAACCTGAAGACCACGAAGAAGGACGCCGGTTCCGGCATCTTCATCATGGAGAACGGTGAAGTCAACGGCTACGCCGGCGTGCTTTCCAACCAGGTGGCTGCCAATGATCTGTGGTTCGGCAACTTCGCCGACCTGATCATCGGTTACTTCTCCGGCCTGGATCTGATGGTGGACCCCTACACCCACAGCACATCGGGCACCGTGCGCGTTGTGGCAATGCAGGACGTGGACATCGCTGTTCGCCATCCTGAGTCCTTTGTTCGCGGCAACAACACCCTCTGATCATGTTGATCAAGGTCCTACGGCAAACCATGCTGGCGGGCCAGGTAGTTCGGATTGGGGAGGTGCTCGATGCCTCCCCGTCTGACGCCAGGCTGTTGATCGGCATCGGCAAAGCAATTCAGACTGTCAAGGCGGCAGTCGAAACGGTTGAGGCATTCCAGCCTGAGCCTGCATCAAAACCACAACCCCCTAGACGGAGGACTAAGCCATGACCATTCAAAACCTTGGGACCAAAACTGAGGTCCTGAACTTCCTGCCCAATGATGTGGTGACAGCCACTGTCACCGCCAGCACCGCCATCGACCTGGTGGATTATGAAGGCGACATCGCCGTGATCCTTTGCGCCGAAGCAGGCGGCGCCAGCATCACCTACCTCGGCAAGCTGACTGCTTCTGACACATCAGGTGGGACCTACACCGATGTGACCGGCGGCGCGTTCACAATCACCACCGCCAACACCGCATCCGTTCAGAAGATCTCGGTCAACGCTGACGATACCAAGCGGTTCATTAAGGCAGTGGTTACGGTTGCAGGCGGCACTGGTGCCGGCGCTGTGGCAATCGTCGGCCTGGGCTCTAAGAAGTACAGCTGATGGCGTTCACGGAAGACCTAAGCATCTTCCTTGCAGACTTCGGCGTCAGCTGCACAGCTGGCGCCGTTACTGCTTTGGGCATCCTTGACATGCCTGGCCAGGTGATCAGCGATGGCATGGTGCTGACCACTGACTACACACTGACCGCGAAGGCGGCTGATTTCGGCAGCCTGATCCGCAACGATGCGATCACGGTTGATGGTGTGGCCTACACGGTGCGCGAGGCGCTGCTGCTGGATGATGGTCGATTTGTTCAGATCGCTTTGCAGAAGACATGACCACGAAGCGCGAGACCATCCTGGCCGCTGTCCGTACTGCGCTGACGGGCACCACGGGTGTGAGCACACGGATCTATCGCAGCCGGGTGGAACCGATCAGCCGCGGCGAGAGCCCCGCGATCGTGGTCGAGCCGGTCAGTGATTCAGCGGATCAGAACACCTCGCTGCCGACGCTGGACTGGAGCCTGACGGTGCGGGTGGCGATCATTGTGCGCGGTGCTATCCCAGACCAGGTGGCGGATCCGATCATCGAAAGCGCGCACGCGAAGATCATGGCCGACCTCACCCTCGGCGGTTATGCCATCGACGTGCAGCCGATCAACGTGAGCTTTGACCTGCAGGAAGCAGACCAGCCCGCCGGTGTGATCACAATGGATTATCTGGTGCGCTATCGCACTAGTGTGGCAAACTTGACAACGTAAGGAGCCGCTACGATGGAAGACGAATACCACGGCCAGGGTGGCACCTACCTGGTCGATCCCAAAACCGGCAAGCGCAGGCTCCTCGAGGGTTCTCGCACCGAGCCATCCCCTGCAACCAGAACTGAGGTCCTGACCGATGCCACTCCTGACGCGCAAACGCCTGATCGTCGCGAAGATTGAATCCACCTACGGCACTGATCCGACGCCCACTGGCGCCAATGCGATCTTGGTGCGCAATCTTGAAATCACACCACTGGAAGCGGAAACAGTCAGCCGCGATCTAGTGCGCCCCTATCTCGGTGCATCAGATCAACTGCTTGCTCAGACGCGGGTGAGCATGACCTTTGAGGTTGAGATGGCCGGCTCCGGCACCGCTGGCACCGCTCCGGCCTATGGCCCGCTGCTGAAGGCCTGTGGCTTGTCTGAGACCGTTGTGGTCAGCACCTCGGTGACGTATGCGCCTGTGAGCTCATCGTTCTCAAGTGTGACGATGTACATGAACGTCGATGGCATTCTCCACAAGATTACCGGCGCTCGCGGCACGTTCACGCTTTCTGGCGAAGTTAGTCAGATTCCAACAATCTCATTTACCTTCACCGGCATCTACAACGCGCCGACTGACACAGCGCAGCTAACACCGACCTACAGCAACCAAGCCACTCCTGTCATCTTCAAAGAAACCAACACAAGTGCCTTCCAGTTGTTTAGCTATGCCGGTTGTTTGCAGTCGTTCAGCTTTGATATTGCCAATGAAATTGTCTACCGCGAGCTGGTCGGTTGCTCCAAAGAAATCCTGCTGACTAACCGTGCACCCAATGGCACGGTCATGATCGAGGCACCTTTGCTTGCTTCAAAGGATTACTTTGCAGCTGCGATTGCTACTGCCACTGGCAACTTAACGTTCCAGCATGGTCAGACCGCTGGCAACATTTTGACCTTTACAGCAGCTCAAGCGGACCTAGGCGGCCCCACCTACGCCGACCAGGACGGCATCCAGATGCTCAACATCCCCTATATTGCAGTGCCGACCAGCGCTGGCAACAACGAGGTCAGCCTAGCCTTTACCTAAACCACTGAGTCCCTGTATGGCATTTGTTCTGAAGCAGTCCGACACCTACGTCTGGCCGATCACCTTTGACATCCCCGTCGATGGTGGTCGCCATGAACGGCAAACATTGGACGGTGAATTCAAGCGCCATCCACAGAGCAAGATCGGGCCGATGGTGGCTGAGCTGCAAAAGCTCGAGGACCTAGGCGACCTTGAGCGGATCACTGAGATGGCCGCCGATCTGCTGGTCGGCTGGTCAGGCGTGACCGGTGATGATGGCAAGGAGATCCCCTTCAGCCAGAAGGCACTGCATCAGCTGCTGGAGGTACCCTTCCTTGCGGTAGCAGTGCTCAAGTCTTACATGGACAGCATCAAGGGAGCCAAGAGAAAAAACTGACAGAGGCCGCCGAGCATTGGGCCGGCGGCGGCGTCAAGGATGAGACGCAAGCTGATGCAGCAGTGCTTGGCCTGGTGCTGCCAGAGCAAGAGTGCAACGATGACTTTGAAG